CGAGGTGCCGGTGATGGTGGCTAGAGGGTGGAGTGATGCTAAGAAGCGGGCTTATATATTGGCGGACAATAAGCTGGCGTTGAATGCGGGTTGGGACGATCAGATACTTGCGCTTGAGTTAAGCGAGTTAAAAGATTTAGATTTTAATTTAGAGTTAACTGGCTTCAGTAAAGATGATATTGCAGCCTTCATGTTAATTGACCCGGATGACAATGGCGAACTTGAAAGCAAGTACACCAAGAAAATTGACGCTCCTATTTATCAACCCACCGGCGACTGCCCGCCAATAACAGCCCTTTACGATTCAGTTAAGTACAATAACCTGACCGCCCATATTCACCAGAACAACATTATTATTCCAGAAATAAAAGAGTTTTTGCTTTTGGCGGCTACTAGGCATATTCGTTTTGATTTCGAGCAGATTGCAGAGTTCTACGCTCATGCAGACCCAGACTTGCAGCAGCTCATGGAGGACAGCGCCCTCGTCATCATTGACTTCGACAAAGCCATTTCTGGCGGCTACGTTAAGCTCTCCCAGGCCATGGGCAAGATTTACGCCAGCGAGAAGGGTGGCGGCCAATGACCACAGAGGAGCGGCGCTTTGCGGTCTTCATCCTCACCCACGGAAGGGCGAACTGCGTCTACACCTACAAAGCACTCCGCAAACACGGCTACACAGGCGAGATCTACCTCGTCTGCGATGACGAGGACAAGCAGATCAAGCAATATTTGGCGCTCTACGGCCCTGACTCGGTGATCGTCTTCAACAAGCAAGAGGCCATTGACAACACCGACAGCGGCGACAATTTCAAGAAGCGCAACAGCGTTGTCTACGCCAGAAACCAGAACTTCAAGATTGCAGCCGGTCTCGGGCTCACCCATTTCTGGCAGCTCGATGACGATTACAGTAATTTTGGTTATGCAACAGACAACGACGACGAGTACATCACGAAAGACATTTACACCAAGAGGCTTGATGACCTGCTTTTTTCCCTCTGCGACTTTATAGACGAATCCGGCGCTCACTCCGTGGCCATGTCTCAGGGCGGCGACTTCATCGGTGGCGGCGAAGGAACTTTCGTCAAGCACATCAAGAAGGGAAAGTTCAGCCGCAAGGTCATGAATTCGTTTCTGTTCAGAGTCGATCGGCCAGTCAAGTTCATGGGGCGCATCAACGAAGACGTCAACATGTACGTCGAATGGGGCCGCCGTGGCCACCTCTTTGTCACTGTCCCACGGCTTCGGCTTTGGCAGAAAGAAACCCAAGCAAATGCTGGTGGCCTGACCGAGATCTACCTTGACCTTGGAACCTACGTCAAGAGTTTTTACAGCGTGCTGTACGCTCCCTCATGCGTCAGCATTGCCGAAATGGGCCGTGATGATCGAAGAATTCATCATTCAATATCATGGCGGCACGCAGTCCCCATGATCCTTGACGAGCAGCACCGCAAGCCCAGGCTCTTATCCCGCTACACCAACACAGTTCAGGAAATGTGATTATGGCCAAACTTGAAAAACCCACTGTAAAAAAACAACAGTCCCATGGTGGCGCACGACCTGACGCAGGCCGCCCAGCCTTCGAGCCCACAGCAGCCGAGCGCAAGCAGGTGGAGGCCTTGTCAGGCTACGGCCTGCCAATCGATCAGATCGGCGCACTGGTGCGCGATGGCATCCACGTTGATACCCTGCGCGCTCACTTTGGCCCCGAGCTGGTGTCTGGCAAGTCAAAGGCCAACGCCCAGGTCGGCAAGAACCTGTTCCAGAAGGCGACTGGCGGCGATACCACGGCCATGATCTGGTGGAGCAAGACACAGATGCGCTGGGCGGAGACTCAGAAGCATGAGCTTACCGGCGCAGATGGCGCACCGCTGGAGTTCGCCAGGATCGAGCGCGTGATTATCAAGAATGGGTAAGGTTCTTCAACTCAAAACCCCCGAGTGGGCGCTTCCGCTGCTCGAGGCCAGCCGCTACAAGGGCGCTTGGGGCGGCCGTGGTTCTGGTAAATCCCATATGTTCGCCGAGATGATGCTCGAAGAACATATCATGAACCAGTCGCAGTCCAGCGTTTGCGTGCGCGAGATTCAGAAATCTTTGAATCAATCGGTTAAGCGCCTGCTAGAGATGAAGATTCAGGAGATGAATGCTGGCGCATACTTTGAGGTTCAGGATGCGGTCATCAAGTCCAAGAAGGCGGACGGTCGCATCATCTTCCAGGGTATGCAGAACCACACGGCGGACTCGATCAAGTCTCTGGAGGGCTACGACCGTGCCTGGGTCGAGGAGGCACAGAGCTTGAGCCAGACAAGCCTAGACCTGCTCCGGCCAACGATCCGCAAGCCGGGCAGCGAACTGTGGTTCACCTGGAACCCTCGCCAGGCCAGCGATCCGGTGGACTTGCTCCTGCGCGGCCCGACGCCGCCCAAGGATGCGAACGTCATCAAAGTGAACTACGCCGACAACCCGTGGTTCCCGTCCGTGCTCAAAGATGAGATGGAGTACGACAAGCGGCGCGACCCGGACAAGTACCAGCATGTCTGGCGCGGCGAGTACTTGCAGAACAGCGAGTCAAGGGTGTTCAGGAACTGGCGGATCGAGGACTTCGACGCGCCGCCTGACGCCATCCACCGGCTCGGCGCCGACTGGGGCTTCTCCGTTGACCCGACCACGCTGGTGCGCTGCCATATAATTGGGCGAACACTGTACATCGACCATGAGGCCTACATGGTGGGCTGCGAGATCGTCAACACGCCCGAGCTGTTCATGCAGGTGCCAGAGGCCGAGAAATGGCCCATCGTGGCCGACTCCGCTAGGCCGGAGACCATCAGCCACATGCGGCGCAACGGCTTCCCCAAGATCATGACGGCGGTCAAAGGTCCGAAGTCGGTCGAGGAAGGCATCGAGTTTTTGAAGAACTACACCATCGTCGTGCATCCTCGCTGTACGCACACGATTGACGAGTTGACGCTTTACAGCTATAAGACTGACCCATTGACCGGCAAGATTCTTCCTGTGCTGGAGGACAAGAAGAACCACGTCATAGATGCGCTCAGGTATGCTTGCGAGGCGGTGCGGCGTGCAAATACAGTAAAACCGCAGACCGTCATCCCGATGGCGACCGTCAGCAAATGGTAAGGAACTGAACAACATGGCCAGAATGTCCAACGATCAACGCATCGCCAACCTGCACACCGAGGCGCTGGCGCAGTTCGGCGACATTCAGAGCGCCATGCGCGACGAGCGCCTGCAGTGCCTGCAAGATCGGCGCTTCTACTCGCTAGCGGGAAGCCAGTGGGAGGGGCCGCTCTGGGACCAGTTCGAGAACAAGCCAAAGTTCGAAGTGAACAAGATTCACCTCGCCGTCATCCGCATCATCAACGAGTACCGGAACAACCGCATCACGGTGGATTTTGTCTCAAAGGATGGCGAGGAAAACGACAAGCTGGCCGACGTTTGCGATGGCCTGTACCGGGCCGACGAGAACGACTCGGTGGCGAACGAGGCCTACGACAACGCATTCGAAGAGGCGGTTGGCGGCGGGTTCGGAGCCTGGCGCCTGCGCACCGCCTACGAGGATGAGGAAGACCCAGAGGACGATCGGCAGCGCATCAAGATCGAGCCGATCTTCGACGCCGACAGCTCGGTGTTCTTCGACCTCGGCGCCAAGCGCCAGGACAAGTCGGACGCCAAGTATTGCTTCGTCGTCACAAGCATGACCCGCCAGGCGTACAAGGACACTTGGGGCGACGATCCTACAGACTGGCCCAAGATCATCCACCAGTACGAATTTGACTGGTGTACGCCTGACGTGGTCTACGTCGCCGAGTACTACAAGGTCGAGGAAAAGAGCGAGACCATCCGCATTTTCCAAAACATTTCAGGCGAAGAAGAGCGCTATAGCCCGGCTGACTTTGCGAACGATGAAACGCTTGAGGAAACCCTGCTCGCAGTCGGCAGCCTGGAGGTGCGCCAGAAGCGTGTCAAGCGCAAGAAGGTACGCAAGTACGTCATGTCCGGCGGCAAGGTGCTTGAGGATGCCGGCTACATCGCCGGCAAGTGCATCCCGGTTGTTCCCGTTTTCGGCAAGCGCTGGTTCGTTGACAACATCGAGCGCTGCATGGGTCACGTGCGCCTGGCCAAGGATGCCCAGCGCCTGAAGAACATGCAACTCTCCAAGCTCGGCGAGATCAGCGCTCTGTCATCGGTCGAGAAGCCGATACTGGTGCCAGAGCAGGTCGCCGGCCATCAGATGAT